CGGACCAGCGATACGAACGCGACCGCGCGCTCAGCCGCGGCCTGCCGGAAGCGCGTGAAGGCGTTCACGGCGGCATTCCGCAGGGTGCCTGCCAGGCCCGCGATCGCCGAGCCCACACGGCGCGGCAACCCGGTCATCCAGGCGACCAGCTCCAAGTTCTTGCGGATCGCCCAGTCCTTGGCCTGGCCGAACCACGCCGCGACCTTCCCGGGGATCTTCGACAGCCAGTTGATCGCCGCCATGATCCCGTCGACCGCCGCCAGGATCGCGACCTTCACCGCCGCCCACACGGCCTGCACGACCGCCCGGAAGGTCTCCGACTTCTGGTAGGCGACGACGATGATGGCGACCAGGGCCACAATCGCCGCGATCACCAGCCCGATCGGGTTCATCATCATGACCGCGTTAAAGATGCCTTGAGCGGCGGCCCACACGCGCGTCGCGGTGGCCGCCAACGTCGTGTACAGCGTGTACGTCTTGATGGCCAGCGCGATGGCAGCCCAGGCGGTACCGATGGCCAGCAGCGCCCCGGGCGGCATGGCGTTGATCACCTGGGCGAGCCACACGGCGAGCTGCGCCGTGACGCCGATCAGCGGCGACAGTGCACCGAGCACCTGCACCGCGGCGCTGGCCAGGGTCCCGAGCGTCTGCCCGCCCTCGCGCGCCAGGTCCATGAACGTCGCGAAGCCCTGGCTGTCGCCGAGCGACGAGCCCCAGTCGGCGAAGGCGGCCGTCATCTTGACCAGGCCGCCGGTCATCCCGTCCGACACCGGAAGGAACGCCCCGAGCAGGCCCCCGAACCCGACCGCCAAATTCTTGATCACCTGGAGGAAGTTCGACAGCGCGGGCCCGGCGGCCTCCGCCATGTCCGCCGCCCACTCCTTGAAACCGGCGCTCTTGACCCCGGCCCCGACCTCGTCGAGGAACCCGGAGAACGCGGACGCCGCCGCCTTCACGAACGGCGTCAGCGTCGGCAGCAGGTCCCGGAGGATCTGGATGCCCTTCGTGAAGACGGGCATCGTCGTCGAGCTCAGCGAGTTCGACCAGTCCTCGTGGTCCTTCTTCAGCCCTTGCAGGGCGACCGCGTAGTCCCGCGTCGCGGGCGGCAGACCCTCCAACTCCGCCTTGTACGCGGCGTCGGCCTCCTTGGCGGCCTTCGTCGCCGACTCCGCCTCCCGCAGCGCCGCCTTGTACTCGTCGCCGCCCTTGGCCGCGAGCTTCTGCGCCGCCGCCTTCTTCAGCGTGGCCTTCTCGTGCGCCGCCTCCGCCTTCTCGGCCGCGGCCGTCGACTCCGCCACCGCGTCCAGCTGAGGCTTGGCCGCAAGCTGGAACGCCTTGACGGCGAGTCCTGCGGCCGCGGCGCCGGCCGCGATCCCGCCGAGCGCGGCACCGGCCGCAGCGGCCAGAGCCACACCCACCCCGAGCGCGGCCAGAGCCGCACCCACCCGGCGGACCGCAGGCGCGGCCGCCTCGGCGTGCGCGCGGATGCCGTCCGCCAGGCCCCGGCCGGCCGCCTCGCCCTCAGAGACGAACCGGCCCCGGATGTCCCGGAGACGGCCCTCGGTGTCCCGCTGGAGGCCGCGCAGCCGCAGCCGAGCCGACTCCATGCCCCGCGCGAACCCGGAGTCGTCGGCCCGGATGTAACCGACCAGCTCGCCGATGGACAGGGCCACAGTGCACCCCCCATCGGCGCGCGCGGCGCCCTGGTCAGTTGTGGATCAGCCGTGCAGCGCGGAGCGCACCTGCTGCGGGTCGTCGATGACGGCGATGAAGTCGCCCGCTACGTGCCGCCACACCGCCTCCGGTGACAGCCCGCCGAGCAGGTTGTAGAAGCGGCGCCTGCTCAGGCGCGCGATGTCCTGCGGGCCGAGCCGGTACTCGCGCTGGAAGTCCGCTTCGATCGCCCACCACCAGCGGCGGACCGCTTCGCGGGTGCGCCAGTCGCCCTTCTGGCCGCCCGGTTCGGCCCCTTCGGGCCCACCTGTTTTCCCTCGCCGCCCCCGCTCAGCACCAGGTTGAGCGCATCTTCGAAGCTGATGTCCTGCCCGCCGGCCTGCGCCATCCCCCACGTGAGGACCGTCTGGAACTCCTTCGAGCCCATGCCGTTGTCGATCCAGGTCTCCATGACGTCGGCACCGAAGAGCAGCGAGACCAGCTCGGCCACGTCCTCCTCAGCCTCGGAGTCCCGCAGCTCCTCGATGCGCCGCTCCATGGCCAGGGGCATGTCAGAGGGGACCCGGACGGTGACACCGCGGATGGTCTCCGTACGGCCGTCGGAGACCTCGGCCCAGAACGCATCCCAGGACTGGTGCTCGGCCGTCTTGCTGCGTGCAGGGCTCATACGATCGCCGCCGTGGTGGACGCGCCGGAGCGGGTGAACGTCGCGCTCCAGGACACCTTGTCGTTGTTGCCGCCGCCCTGGTCGCCGAGGTTGACGTGCGCGTTCCACACCTCCCACGTGGTGTCACCCGGGGCGTGGAAGCGGATCTTGATGAGGGAGGCGGTGCCGAGGAGTTCGGAGGCCTCCTCGACGCGCTGCTGCCCGAGGTCGGCCGGGTCCCGCAGGCCCTCCAGCTCCAGCGTCTTGCCGATCTGCATTTTCTGTGACTCGGCCTGGCCGCCGCTGGCGAAGACGGTGGTGTCGACCGTCTCCTCCTCGTGGCCCTTCGAGAACGTGTTGATCTGGCCGATCTCCAGCCACGTCGCGGGGGTCTCGGACTCGATCTCGAACACGCAGTCACGCGCGTTGTATTGCGCCATCGTGGGCCCTCCTTCGGGCATGGGTGAGAGCCCGCACGCGCACGGCGCCGGGCGAGGTGAGAGGGGGTGCTACACGCGGTGGGTGGTCACGTTGCGCACGTCGAGACGGAAGTTGCACACGTGCTCGTGACGACCCGAGTCGTCTTGGCCCATGTAGGCGGGCGCGGCCTGGATGGCGACGGCCAGCTGGAGGTGAGTGCCGTCGGGCAGGGTGATGGGGCCGAGGCCGTGCAGCTCGTCACGGATCGCCGAGCAGCGCTGCCGGGACGGCCGGGGGTCGGTCCCGCCCCGGGTGCGCACCTGGAGGGACACCTCGTCCCAGCCGAGCTTGCTGTCCGACTCCGGGCCGCCGTACAGGGTCAGCGCGACCGCCGCGTCCGGCCGGGAGGGCATCGTCTCGATGAACGTGTCCCCGGTGACGCCGTCCGGGTCGTACGAGAGCAGGCCGCGCGCCTCCAGGTGGCGGGCGATGCCGTCGAGGAGATCAGCCACGCAGCCACCTCCGCAGCGACACCTGCATGAGCCGGAGCACGACGTCCCGTTCCGAGTTCATCGGCGTCTCCAAGTACTTGGCCTGGCGTCCGGGGAGATGCTTCCAGGTCAGTTCCTCGTGCTGCCTGACGGCGTAGACGGTGTCGAAGCTGATCGCGCCGTTCATGCCGTCCCGCACGACGCGACCGGAGCGCTCCAGAGTGCCCTCCTCCAGCGGCACGATCTTGCGGGCCTCGCCGAGGATGTGCTCGAGGCCCCGCTGGAGACCCTCCTCAGCAAGACGCCGGCCGCGCGAGGTCCACTGACGTCGGCCGTCGAACTGCAGACGGGTGTACTGCGCCACGGCCGCCTCCTCACGCCAGCTGCACTTCCAGGTGGTCGGGGGTGGGAAGGCCGCCCCCGTCGTGCGGCACCACCGCGATCACGGTGGTGGTGGTGTCGTCGGGCAGGGTGACCCGGGCCTCGGCCTCGATCCCGGCGTCCAGCCGCGTGCGGAACGTGCCCGACGAGGTGGTCTCCTCGCCGTTCTGGCCCCGCACGGTGCGGATGCTGCGCTCCAGCAGGCCCCGCACGACCGTAGGGGCGCCGTAGCGCGGCCCGTACGCCGACTCCCCGAGGTACGCCTCCACCGTGATGTCATGGCGCAGCAGGAAGGACGGGAAGCCGGTCACGTCCGCACCACCTGCTCCAGGCCGAGTTCCGCGAGGATTTCGGCGGCCTCGGCCGTGAGCTTGGTGTCCTCGGCGACCGACGGCGGCACCGACTCGGCAGGGCGAGAGAACGACAGGCCACCCGCGCTCACGGATGTCCAGGGCCCCGCTGCCGGGTCGGCGCCGTCCGTTTCGGCCGCGTCCCGGTCTGCCCACACCTCCACCTGCACGCAGGTTGCGTCTCGGAACCCTTCGCGGATGTCAGGGTCGGACGGGTAGCCGGACGCGTCAGTGTCGTAGATCGCCGCCTTTGTCGCCCCAGAGACGAGACGGGAGGCCCGCGCCAGCAGCCGACCGACGTTCTCCGGGGCCGTCTTCCCGGTGTACGCCTCGTACTCCGCCGCCGTGGCGAAGACGCGGGCCATCGACTACGCCTCCTTCGCGGGCGGCTTCGAGGCCCTCGCCCGCGCCGGCTGCGCCTCCGCCGCCGGAGCAGCGGCCGTCGGCTCGCCGCCCTCGTCGACCCGCTTCCATGCCTTCGAGGCGGCCAGCCGCTTGTCGTTCGGCGAGTCCGCCACCGTCACCACGCGCTCGACCACCTCGTGGTCGTCGCCGTACCGCTCGTACGTCGGCATCAGGAGGACGCCCCCTTCAGCTCCGACTCGCCCGTCTCCAGGTTCCGGCGCACGGTGACGCGGGTGCCGTCGGGCCGGGTGGCCTCGTACTCCTCGTACCGGTCGTCGGAGTCGTCCCGCTCGGGCTCCGGGGTGTCGACCGGCACGACCGCGTTCACGGTCAGGTGCCCGGCCCGGGCCGCGGCGCCCTTGTCGGGGCTCACCGAGGACGCCCGCTCGTCCGGGTCGGTGGTGTCCGCCGGCCCGTCGCCGGGCGCGGTCGTCGACGGCGCGTCGGTGTGCTCGTCCAGGCGGGTCTCCTCCGGGTTGGAGGTCGCCGCGCTGGTGCTCTTGCTCTGGCGTGCAGCCATGATCGTTCGTCCCTTCGGGGTCAGGCGGCGAGGACGCCGCGCAGCCGGGCCGCAGCCTTGCCGCCGAACACGGCGAGACCGCAGTAGAACTCGATGCGGGTCCGGAAGACCGGCTTCTCGCTGATCTCGCCGAGGTCGCGCACGTCCACGCCACCGTTCGTGAGACCCGTCACGGCCTGGTCGCCCTCGTCCTGCCCGAAGCGGACCGCGTAGACGCTGCTGGCCACGTTGCTGGAGCCCTGCGTCTCCGTCTGCGGCAGGATGCTCGCGCCCGCAGCGGTCGTCCCGGGGTCCAGGACGGGGATGCCGTTCCACTGCATGACGCGCTTGTTGGTGAGGTCCTCGCGGACCATGTCGACGCCGCCGAGACGCCGCCCGGCCGACCGGATCTTGGCGATGACGGCCGCGTTGGCGTAGATCGCGCCGTTGTTGCCGTTGATGCCGGGCACTGCGGCCACGAGCGCGTCCAGGGCGTCGAAGAACGCCTGCGCGTCGGTGCCGCCGTTGCCGAGGACCGGAGCGCCGTTGGTGCCGGCGTCGAGGACCTGTGCGCCGGTCAGACGCTTCTTCAGGCCGTCGAAGCTCTTGGTGTCCACGGCGGTGTCGCCGTTGAAGAAGGTGTCCTGGAACTTGTAGGAGGCGGCCTTGACCTTCATGGCCGTCTGCACGGCGCGCTGGTCGTTGAGGTTGCCGCGGGTCTGGACGATGAACCGGTCCACGTCCGCGTCGCCGCCGAGGATGACCAGGGACTCGGTCTTCTGGTTGACGGTGCCGGTCGACTCGACGTACGCCTCGTTCACCGCACGGAAGGCGACGCCCGGGAGGGTCGCTTCCTCGTTGTAGGCGTACGCGTTGCCCTGGATCGGGAGCAGCGGCAGCCGGTCCAGGATCGGGGACTCCTGCACGAACGTCTCGATGACGCCGCGCTGGAGGGAGTTCTGCGACAGGGTTGCGGCCTGCGCGAGGGTTACTGCCATGAGGGGTGTCCTCTCGGGTTAGGAGGCGGCGGACGTCGCGTAGGCCGCGCGCATCCGGTCCAGGCCGGGGGCGGCGCTGGCTGCGGGGTCGGTGGGGGGC